TTAATCATCATTTGCGCCTGCGGAGGTACAGGTGATTTCTCATCAATTTGTGCTAATGGGTTTGCCGCAGCTAATCGGTCAGCAATAATGTCCGCACCATGGAAGTCCATGTTTCTAAAGATTAAATCGCCAGCTTGCGCCATTAAATTAGGGTCTGCTGGTAATAACGACAGCATGGTTTCGAGGCTTTCTTGTCTGCGAGAAGCGAATCCTGGACCTGTTTCCATAACAATGTCGTATTCACCGACAGTCATATCGTTTAGGACTTTTTTAACACCATCATCTCCCACTTCAGGAGTATTAATAGGTGTTAATTCGCCTTTACCATCGACCCCAATAATCCGCAGCACTCTTTCTTCGCTATAAACAAAAGGAATCAGGTCTAAACATACCCTACCGCATTGACGAATAGAACGAGTTAAATTGTCGTAATAATGGAAATTAGTCATATCGGCTTGCTGTTGCATGCCGTTTAATGCTTTGCCTGATTGATTGCCATTAGGTAACTGGCTTGGGTCATAAATTCCGACTACTGCTTTTAAATCTTCATTTAAACCTGAAAGTGCTGTAACCATTCCTGATGGTGGTGGCTCAGGCTGGATTCTAGTAGGTACAGGTGCTTGTCTGCCCTCGGAATCTGTTTGTTTGTAACGCAGAACAGGCATAGATTTAATGTTTGCCTGATTCCATTCGTTTTCATGACCCTCATCCTGACCTTCAGCCAATAAAAATTTAGCTTTAGGAGCAAGGGCAACAGATTCGGTAAGCGCAGTAGACCAAAAGTTATACATACGCTGTGGGTCTTTAGCCATACGAGTAAGACCAAACTTTTTGCGTTTGCTATCCACTATTAACTGCTGACCATACACAGGAATAATAGGGATATATTTACCAGCCCAATCACGCTGCTCTAGGACTTGCATTCCAGTTACTTTAGCCCATTTAATTTGCTTTTTAACTGTTTCACGCTCGGAAACTACATACAATCCTGCGTCCAACATATCCGATTCTGAAGGTTTTTCATCGGCAAAACAGGTAGTACCATCAGATAGTAATAAGAGTTTAGTGCGAATTCGGACAGTGTAAAAATACTCTGCGATTCGGATGTCCTCTTTGGTAATCCATTCGGATTGACTGTCGCCTGTGCCTCTAGCGTTAAAACCACCGCCATCGTCAGCACCTGGATACATTTTGCGGAAAGATTCTTTACTAATAACTTCCGTAATAAGAGCTTTTTCTGCATCTGAACCATCAGGCTCGGTAGAATTAGGGTCGAAATAAACCATAAAAGGGTTTTCGATGCGTTTAATATATAACTCTTGGTGCATTGATTTAGGACTTGGGTAATCATGTATTACTCTAAAATATCCCCAACCCATACGCACCGCATAAGAAAAAGCATTGTCATACGCTGCATCGGCATCGGATTGGTTTTCAATATGGCGCAATATGCCAGTCACAACTTCCGCTACTTTATCGTCAGTCTCCGTATTCATGCCATGGGCTTTCATACGAGGTCTTTGCTGCCGTTGTTGGTTTTCTATTTGGCGGCAATAAGCATCAATTTTGTTAATAGTGAGGTAGGGTCTAGATTCCAGCAGTCGGCTGTTTTGGATTTCTACTGGCCATTGGTCGCCACCAGCAAACTTTAAATCTTCTAAAGCTTCCTGCCGATTGTTAGAATCGTTATCGGTACAAAATCTTAAGAATTCTTTTGCCTCGTCAATGACCCCTGATTCATCGTCATCAGCGTATTCGGTAGAATAAATACCGCCATTGCTTTCAACATTCATTACCATGTTATGTTCCTATTAGCCCATCCAACTTGACACACTATAATCTATTGGTCTGCGTTTGACTACTTTCTTTTCCTGAATCATAAGCCCAATATACCTAAAAGCATCAGCCCCATGGGAATACTGGTCATGTAAAGGTTTTTGGCTAAAGGCTTTAGTAACAGGGTCTACATCGTACCGATAATGTCTTAAACAATTAAGACCTACCTCACATAAATTTTTATCAAAATAACAAGCACTAAATACAGTTCTAGCTGCGTTAATAGAATCAGCAATCGCTACTCTATCAATAATTCGTACATTATATCCAGCAGCTCTTACTATTTCTTCGATACTTCTGCCATTTGATGCGAGAGTTCTGTTTTGCGCATCATGGGGTAAATAAAGTGTATCGTAAACATAGCCAAATGTCTGCATTTTGCCAAGTATTTCAGTAATTGTAGTTTGGTTTACTTCTAAATATCGAATCAGCCTTGTTTCCATGCCAATAAATTGAACGAACCAAATAGCTGTAGCGTCTGCCCAACCAATATCGAATACAGCTAAAACAGGCTTGCTAGCATCGTAAGGCACATTTGTAATCCTGCCGTCTTGCTCTGCCCTGTTCATTTCTTTAGCAAAAATAGCACCATCAATAGTGCTTCTTGTGAAACCTTCCCATACATTTTGATAAGCCTCAAAATCCCTGTTCATAAGGGCATTGCGTTCTAAATCAAGCACCGCAGGAAACCAATTATTGTCTGACCAATTGACTTTTTGTACTACTGCTCCGTTAGGAGGGCTAATAACGAATCTTTTGTATGTTTCATCGGTAGGCAATTCAGGGTTAAAAGTAACCCAAATCTCGCTGTTTTCTTTACGAATCGTAGGAATAAGCACATCCCAACTGTTTGCCGTTACATTGTTGGCTTCCTCTACCCAACAGTAATCAATTCCTTCAATACTTTTTAGACCATTAATATTGTTTTTTATGCCAGCAAATATGAACTCTGTGCCATTTATCCCACGAATAGAATGGTTTGTAACCTCATAATGGGCTTCTATCCCCATGCTGTATATTTGGTCTACTAGCAATTTATGTACCGAATCTTTGATAGAAGTCTGAAATTCACGAGCACATAACACTCGGATAGTCTTAACAACACCCATGCAAAGTAAAGCTCTAGCTACCGAATGGGATTTCCCTGCGCCACGACCCCCATAAAGCACTCTGTAACGGCTGTTTTTTGGCTCAAATAGGCATCTAAGCTTGGCAGGAAACGCAGGCCATATAAAGCCTTTGTCATCAACCTTGGTTTCCATTAGCCTCTACGAATACCATGTTAATGCCTTTAATCTCTTGACCTTCGCCAGCCACATGCTCGGTAATGCTGGTTTCTTTCCAGCCAGCTCTAGTTTTAAGCCAAAAGATAAGAGCAGTCGTATTTCCTGCTTTAGCCTGCTGGAAAAGAGTAGTCCCCATTTGGGTATTGGCATCGATTCTGCCTTCCTCTAGCTCTTTTTTGTAATGTTTCCGCAAAGTGTCATCCGTAATATCTAGCTTTTGGGCTATGTCTATGTAACGGATTCCTACTGCGCTCAAGCTCTTAACTAGCAGCCGACTCTTATCATCAGGAATATGTTCAACACCTTGTGTCATGCTCTTTTATTAACTCCGAAAGTTACCAACAGTTGTTAAATGCTTTAAGTGGATAGAATATTAGACTATTTCTGTAACCATCTGATTTTAAAGGGATTATCGGTGTAACACCATGAATATTCATCCATGCTGGATACACTAGCATTGAGTTATCGCAGGAATCCATCGTTACCCCATAATCAGGCACACTTAGATTACCACCTTTAGCATTGTTTCTCTTGGTAATAATGACATTGGCGCAACCTTCCAAATTACCTGCGTCTCGGTGATAACTCGCTGCGATGTTGAAATTACTAATGCTACTGGTGAATAATTTGCCAAATCTCCATTTTGGAGGGACTTTTTCGTTAATGATGGCAAGTTGTTTTTCATATAGATTTGGGGCGATTTCTTTCATTACATTCTCCGCTTCGGTACACGCAAGGAGCATAGCCTTTACGAATGTCTTAGCACTATCTACATCATGAACCATAGCCATTCTAGGGTAAGGCAAGCGCATATGAGGCTTTGGAGCGCAGCTCCCGAGAATCGTACTGTATTGGCTTACCCTTTTAATTCCCTGTTCTTCCTGCTTCATTTGGTAATACTTGCTACCGACAGGACCACGATTCATTGTTTCTTTTGGTACTCGGTCTGATAAAAACTCGGCATTCGCCACATTCATTAACTTTTCAAGCTTTTCAGGCACTTTTTTTAGGAAAAATCCGACTACTTCCCCATCTTTAGTAAAAATGGTGCTTTCGGTGATGTTGGGAGGAATATCTCCGCAAACATCTCCTATTTTTACATCGTTAGGAATATTGATTAGTTCGGTTGTTTTCATTTTTTAATAACGCAATGACTGCCTGCTGGCTGACCGCTTTTGCTCCTAATTTCTATGTTGTTAGGAAACAACTGTTTTAAAAGAGCAACATCCTTAATCTTTTGGCTGGCTCTCTGCTCTATTGTACCTATTCCTTTTTCCGAATATCTAGCGTATTCCATAAAAACATGATTATT